GGCCAGAGATAAATCAATCCCAGGCCAGATTCATAGGTTGGATTGTAATAGACCGACTGCGGATACACCGAGGTCAGGGCTTTCTGGGGAATGCCGTCGTAGGCATCCTCTGTCAGCGGAGGGCCAAGGTTGTATTCAATCGTCGGTGTGACTGACGTGTCCTGGAACCCGACATTGTCAATCGCTGTCGGTCCCGTGGGGCGCGCACAGTTGATGACCCCACCTGTCCCAATGGTGTAATTGCTCGCTGTCGATATCGTCCAGATTGTCCGAGCGCGACTATAGACCGTCAGCCCCTCTGTCGCGAGGCTGTCGATCCAGTCATTGAGCCGAGACAGTCCGTAGGCCGCGTCATTCGCTGATGCGGTCTCTCCCACCTGCAACACGCGCAGGTCTTGCAGGCTTGCGGTGATCAGTTCGCTGACGGTCATGATTAGACCTGATACAAGGCATTCATCAACGAGGCTGTCGTGTCCGTACTATTCACCCGAATGCATTTCAAGGGCAGCACCGCACCAGCGAGTACCGTAAAGGGCGCGATACTACCGTCTTCAAAAACCGCGACGACCACGCCGGCCCCACCCACGAAGATGGCATCAGCCGGAATCGCCTTGGTCGAGGCGCTGGCGCTATACGTGCTGCCGTCGAAATTGACGGTGTCGCTCTTCGTGATGACGACCGACTTGTTGTACGTGTTGCTCGCTTGGGCCATACGCTATACCCCTGCTTTGCGTGGACGACCGCGCTTCCGCTTCTCTGGCACTTCCGGCACCTGTCGATGGGTCGCGTCATCCGCCTGTTTGGCTTCGGCTTTCGCGAGATCACTGATGCCCTGTTCGGCAAAGTGTCGCTGGGCCGTGACTTCTGCGAGTGACCTCATTTCGAGCTCGAATTTCTCAACAGCCTTGTCTGGGCCAAGAGACCATCCGGACTTCATGGCCTTGTCTCGCTCTTCGTCGTTGCGCACCACGAGCTGACACGAACGGGAAAACGCTTCCCCTTCTGCATCGCCCACTGTCGCAAGGGGATCGCCGCACATCACCTTCCCGTTGTCTCGCTCAAACGCCTTGAACACCATCAACGGATACTCTTCAAATCCGTTCGCGTTGAAGCCGCCGTGCTGCTTGGTGGTATTCCAGCGTTCGTTCTCTCGGGAGTAATCGCTCTCAGGATTGTGGACAATCGCCATGTATGCCTCGTGAAAAAACGGAGGGGGCCGCGTGCAAAGCGAACCCCCTCCTACGTGTTATTACGCTACACCGCCTGTGATGTTCGTGACCGTCCCCGACATCGGAGTCGCCACAAACGAGTTCCACAGACCATTCGCCGCGACTGCTTGCATGGCAATCGGAGCGGCCGAGTTCGTCGTGATCACGTCATACGAGGTGCCCGCGCCGGACAGTCCTCCCGTGAACGTGAGCGTGTGCGCTGCGACACCATTCCCGATAATCATCAGGACGGTGCCATCCATGTCCTTGGTCGGGACCGGGATGGTCAGCGCAATCACGCTGGTCCCGTTGAGGATGACACGCAGGTCTGTACCAGCAGCTGGAAGCGTCAACGATCCCGTGGCCGTCACACTCGTGACCACAGTGGCGCGTGACGCCTGATAGCCGACGATCTCCTGCGAGGCGGCGTTCGAAAAGTCCGCGGCGTCTCCATGTGTCACATTACTCGTGACGACATGAGCGACGGTCGCGGACCCGTTGACGCCCCGGAGCACATCGACGGTGGTACCGGACGTATAGTTCTGGGCGACCTGCATCACTTCTTGGTCTACCAGGACAAGGCGTCCCGCATCGAACGAGGCCGCAGAGGCGACGACAATGGACGTGTCATCGACGGCGACCGCTGACGTGAGTTCCGTTGTTGCTCGTGCCATGGTGTTAACCCCACACTCTGGACGCAAGGCGCGCCTGGATAGTCGCTGCGCCGATCAGGATATCGAGCCGGCTGGGATTCTGGTCCGTGCCGATTTGATACTGCTCAACCATGCGAATGGAAAATCCGAGTGCCTTGGAACGCACCGTGGTG